CCTATTGCTTCTTTTACAAATTCAAACCCTTTTTGTAATATAGTTAAACCTACTGCTGCCTTAGCAAGTGTTTTAAGTGTTACACCTACTTTTTTTATACCTGTAGCTGATTTTTTAGCTGTGTCCTCTACATCTTTTATTGATTCCTCTGTTTTTTTATTAGCAGATTGTACTTCTTTTTGTAGTTCTTCGTATTTTTTAGTTAAATCGTCTAAACCTTTTAAAGCTTCTTTATATTTTAATTCAAAATTTACCTCTACATTCTGTGCCATTATTTATTTTTTAGTTGTTTAAACATCTCTTTGACTGTCTCTGGCATTTTATATTTACCCTGTGCAATCTTTATTGCTTCTGTTTCGCCTTTGACAAATTGTAATAAATCTAAAATGTGCTTTATCATACTATATTCAATAATTCTAAACTACTTTCACCTGTTGTTAGGTTAGTTGTAATGCTATTAATTCTATAATTGTTATTATTTAACGATATTTTGTCGTTTAATTTTAAATTGTATAAAATTTTTAATGGTAAATATGCCTTAACCTTAGTTAAACGCCTTTTATTTTTAAAAACATCTTGTATATATGTTTTATAGTTTCTTTCAAATAAAGTATCTGTAAATAAGGAAGCATCTGAATTTTCTGCGTTGTATTCGTTTATTTCTGCATTAAAATTTATATTGATTTTACTTACGGATTGTGAATTACTTAAACTATTTGATGGTATAATATAGTCATTTACAGAAGCTCTTGTACCACTATCATTTCTTAAAGTTATATTAGTTCCATTATTAACCTCTATTGCATAAAAAATTAATGGATTACCAATATATGATTGTTTATTGTCATCTACTGACCAACCCCATTGTATTAAAGTGTTTGCACTTGTTGTTAAATTAATTAATCTTTGAAATTGCATATGTTCAAAACCTACATTTACTTTATATTGGTTTTGTGGTCCATCAAAACTACTATCATCAGAATAATCCAACGAAGCCCATTTTCTGTTATTTAATTGCTCATATTGTTTTGCTAAAAATGTACCCAAACCTGTATATGAAAAATCAATTTCTTTAAATGGTAAAGCTACATCAACAGTTCCCTTTGTTGAATCTACATATTCATCAATATTATGTACAACAGAAGAAGCATTATAAAAATCATCTAATTTTTGTACCACTATTTTATTTTCGTCATTTACAAAAGCAGTCAGATTAAACATTTTAAAAATGTTGGTTAAAAAATCTATAATTTTAATTTGTGGTATTTGTGCACTTATATTAAAAGGAATAGTTGTACTTGTTGTAAATGTATTTGAATTTTTAAAACCAATTGTAAAACCAGAACTTCCTGCCCCTGGATTTTCGTCATCATCATCTGTTACAGAAACAGTAAATTCCCAAGATATATTATTTTGATTAAAACTAACACCAGCTACTGACGCAATTTCTATTGAATATGAACCTGTTGGTACTGTGATATTACTAAACATTGTTTGCAAACCACTTACGTTACTTAATTCAGAATAAACGCTACCATTTCTTAAAACTCTTACGCTATATGTTGCATTTGTTGTTGGATTAATAGTTAATTCGTTTGAATCTAATGTATGTGTTGCAGGCATAGGTTGATAAACCAATGTATTACCTGAAGCACTAAAATAAGCACTTGAACCACTTACGATACCCATAGGTGCTGCAGTCACAAAAACTAAACTTAATTGTGTTTCTGCTTCTACATTCCCTTTTTTTCTGTGTAACCACATCCATAAGTTATAAAATTCTGTAACAGATGTATTATTAAAAAAATCGTTACTGAATTCTATTTCACTATATTGTGATTCTATTGCGTCAATAATAAATTGTAATCGTATTGCATATTTTAATTCTTTCCAAAAAAGACCATTTGCACTATAAGATGAACTTGAATTATAATATAAATTACCTAATTGTGCATTTGACGAAGCACTATCATAAATTAATTGTTGCGTATGTGTTATTAATGGTACACAAAGATTGCTATTGGTTAGTGTTGCTTCCAATGTGTTTTTTACTTGTGTATATGTATAATCCGTATCTAAAGAACCTAAACCACTTAAATTTCCTAACTCATCATCTCCTAAAACATCTTTTAAATTAACTGTGTTACCAAAAAATGTTATTTTATATGTATGTGCTATATTGTTTTTAGTTTCAACTCCTTCTAATTTTACAAAGCCTGTTTTAAATGGGATATTATTTAATTCTATTTTGGCTTTTCGTTTTCTTCTACCATCAAAAGTTCCTTCAATATGAAAATTATGATAATGTCTAAATAATTTATTGTTTGTTTTGGAAGCTGGTAAACTAAATGTCTGTGTAAATTCAGTAAATATTTTTGCAATATCTTTTACATTTTGGATTGTTTGTGTTATTGACACACTTTCATCAGCAAATAAATCCATTCGTACATATACAGGAGTTAAATCTTGGTCAATGTTTTGATTTATATATAATTGTAGTTTTTGCATTATCTAATATTATTTATATAATCAAATGCTTCTTGAAAATCTATTGTATATTCTATTAATCTGTCGTTTAATTGTGTTTTTCTTGTGAATGTACTTGTAACAACTTTCATAGGTACATTTTTCATTGTGCCTGAATAAGTTGGTTTTCGTACCCAAACATATTCAGAAAGCAATAATTCTTCAAACCATTCGTTTGTAAACTCAGGATAATAACCTGAACTTAATTTTATGTTACCCTTACCTTGTTTATTTAATGTTTTTACACTATGTTGTTTTGTGTCTAATGTTGCTGTATTATTAGTGCCAAATGTAACTATACTTCTTTGATATTCTTCTTGTTTGGTATTTAAGGTATCTACTCGTTTATTTTGAAACCACAATTCTTGTATTGTTCCCCACTTATTTAAAAATAAAACTTTAATCGGCGTAAATCTTGAACAATCCAATCTTTCAATAGTCATTGCTTGACTTCTTATTGTAACGGTTGTTTCTGAAGCGTCAAATTCATAATATTGTACGTCTCCGTTAGTATCTAAATAAGGAAAAGAACCCTCAAAACCACTTGGTGCATAAACTTTATATGTATCAGTACCAGAGTAATTTGGTGAAAATAAATACACCTGTGAACTATTTATTACAGGATTAACTCCATCTGTAAATATTCCGTAGCCATCTATTCCTGTATGTGTAACAGTATCAGTTGTACCTACTTGTGTTCCTTCTGCATTAGCTTGTGGATAAAATTTAATTGCTCTTGATATTGCTATTGTATTACCAGAGTGACTAAAATCATTATCGACACTTATATCTAAATAATCTCTACATAATTCTGATATTTCAAATTCTACATTGCTACCTGCTGTACAATCTTTTATAATTGTATATCGTAATGTACCACCTATCGTTAATTCTAATTTTGCCGATACTGCTGTTGCAGGTGTTAATAAAACTTCGTATCTCGGGCTTCTTAATTTTATAATTGCCATATCTATTTATTTTGTCCGTATAAAAAATTATTTTCTATGTCTAAAGAAATTGCTTCTGTAAATTTTTGTGAAAATCTTTTTAATGCTTTATTGTATGGTTCAGTAAAAAACATTGTAGCTTTTATACCTGATAGATAAATACTTCTTGTAATTAAATATTGCATTGTTTTACGACTTAAAAATCTACCTTTATCATCTCTAACTCCCTTTAGGTTTTTTTGTACAGTCCATCTGTTTATTGCTTTACGCAAACCTTTGCTTTTCATACTGCCAAACTTGTATGGACTTTTTGGTGCTTTTTGTGTACCAAACCATTTTGCACCTTTTGGTAATTGATTTGGATTTTTTCCTTTAACACCTTGGTCTACAAATTTACCATAATCTTCCATTAAAAATTCTACCAAAAATGCGTCCTTTTCTTGTATTATGTTTGCGTCAATAGAATCATATAATTTACCAGAGCTTTTTTTATCAGCTTCTACCAATTTTTTTCTTGCTTCTCTGATAACATAGTCAGAAAATCTTTTTAACTCTTTTTCTAATTCCTCAAATTTTAACATATCGATATATCGTTTCTGATTGTTATATCCATTGTAACAGACCAACCTGCTAACTGATTTTCAAACCTATCAACAAATGGTTCTGCATTTGGTTGTCCGTCTAATTGGTATCCACTTGTATGTAAATCCCCTCTGCTTAATAATTGTATTAGTTCATTAACAACAGATAATTGTGTGTTTAATATATCTTGATGGTTGTCGTTACCTCTAAAAATATCTAATGTTTCTGCCTTTGATGTATTTACAATATCCATCGCCATTACGCTTACATTAAAAGTCAAAGTTTGTTCTCCTATAACTACATTGTTTACCAATATATGTGCAAGTGGAAAAATATTTTGTTTTCGTAAATTAACCTGTGATATATCTCCAGATGTAACTTCATTAACATTTGCGTCTTTTAATAATTGGTCTTTTATTGTATTTGTAACTAAATAATAACCTCTGATTCCTGTATTGCTCATTTAAAATTTCTTTTTATTTGTCTTGATTCCAATTCTTGTTTTTCTTTCATAAATGTTAACATCATTAAACATTCGTGTAACTCTAATTTAGTGATATTTTGGAATTTTGTAATATCTCCTCCAGCGAGTGCATAAATTGATTGATACCATCCCCATTTCCTATTGAAGATAGATAGTCCGTCAAGTCCTGTTTCTGATTTTTGTCCAAATAATTCGTCATAGCTTTCGACAAGTCCAGTCCTAAACGAAAAAAAAAACTTATAGAACCAAGTACCACATTCATTGGCATATCTAACATATTATTTTTTGTGTCTGTTTTATAATCCTCTATTAGATACTTTTCTCCTACTTGTGATTTAATTGGTCTGTATAACACATTCATAGCTACGTGCATATTTGACCAATCGTTTATATAAGAATCCAAATCAATATATTCCCCAAAAGTCATATTTTCCAAATCTGGTATAAAGCCATAGTCTGTACCATTCATTGTAAAATTTCTAATTAGGTTACTTTGTTTGTCAAACATATTATTAATGATATTAGAGATTCTTGTTACATCTCCAACTTTCATTAACCTAACTGTTTTACCATCTAAATTGCAAAATATTTCTATCAGCTTACATTGTAAAAAATAAGGGTCGTCATTGTTTTCCTGTATTTTTAAATATTTCTGATATTGTCCTAAAGTTATTTCACTTAACTTATTTGGAACTTTTAAATTTGCTTTCATAACTATATAACGATTTTAATTGTGTTTTTTAGTACAGAAATTTAAGCAGAATTTTTGGAATAAAAAAAGGGGACTACTTTAGCCCCCTTACACCAAACTACAAAGTGCTAAACACACTTACACTAATTTAATATTTTTTTTCAAAGTTTGGTACTTTTTATTAATATCTTCTAATTCTAAAAGTGCTTTATTTTTACGCTCACGATAATCGCTAACTGCAATTTTATGTTTTTGTAATTCATCTTGCAACTTCATAGTGTAAAAAGATATATCAATAATCGCTGTGGTAAACTTTTGCAAATCTTTGCTTTTGCTTTTATCAGTCCATTTTTTTAATAGACCTAAACATAAAGTCATATTTGCATAGTATTCCATATCGCTTAGGTTTTGTATTTTGTCCATAATTACGGTTTAATTAAGTCCAAGTCGTATTGGTCTGCAACATAATTAATATGTTTTTGTGTGGTCTGTGACCAATAACCTAATTGAAATAATTTGGTACCAGCTATGATACCAACTCGTGTGTCGTAACTCCAAATATCATCATTGATGACTTTGAGGTTCTGTTTGTATTTGTCTAATTTGTATGTCATTTGTATTTGTTTTATGATATAAATATAAGCAATATTCCTAATTATTAACAATTTTTTTAATAATTGTTTCGTTTTTTGTAGCAATTTTGGTTTTCTCTGCTAAATAATAACGCCAATAAGCTACGATACTGCATTTGTCTTTATATTGGTCTGGCATAGCTTGTGGTGGTTGCACAAATATACTTGTTGGCATACCACTTGGTGCGTGTTGTAAAGGTACAGCGCATTTAAGCTCTGTTAGGTGCGTTCTACCGTATCTTCTGTCGTATTCCATACATATACCTATAAAATGATAATAAAGCCAATAGTAGTGCTCTGTATTAGCCCTAACCCATTTTGTTGATGGGTGATTATAATGTGCTTTTTTATATGGAACATTGTGTCCGTTACCAAAATGATGATGAGCTGTGCATAACATTTGTGCTGATTCTATAATCATTTTACATACGTGCTTGTTATAAAGATATTTGGCAGCGATATAGGGGTTTTTGTCTAAGTAAAATATGTTCATAGGTATAAATATAAACAAAATACCTATATATAAACAATTTTGTTAATTATTGTATGATGTATTTACCAAAATTTGGTCTGCTTAAAATACTATATGTTGCGTAACGACAGGGGTCGATAATATGATTATGTTTATCCTCTGGTATATTGGTTAGCCTACCTGTTCTATCTTCTGTCCATTTATAGTTTCTAAATTCTTGTATGGCATTATTGCTTGTGGTTAATATATGTATCTTGTATCGCTTTAATAAATCGATTCCTGCATTAACTGAATCCTTACCTTTCATACTTGGAAATATATTGTGCCCCATACTTCTTAATTCTGAAATCAATCTTGGCTCGGCACTATCTGCATATATTGGATTCCTGTCTAATTGTTGTTCCAATAAAAACAAGTGTATGTCTCTTGTTGTCATCTGTGTTCTATACAGATACTCTCGTATATATAAGTTATATTCTAATGTATAAACAGCAACCAATGTTGTAGGGTCGTTGGTAAATCCAAAATCCATTCCATACGCTAATAATTTAGCTTCCTCTGGTATTTGTTGTATTTCAATGTAATTAAATATTGTTGCCCTACTTGCTGCCCTTTCTCCTAATCCATATATTTGCCAATATTGTTCGTCTGTATCTTTTAACCTTTCTATTTCTTTTATGATTGCTTCCTCTATAAATGGATTGTCTTTGTAGGTTGTTTTAAAAAAATCACAATCGCTTCTCGGTATCACTTTGTCATATATCCAATGATATTCATCTGATGGATTAAAGTCAATTACAATTCGTTCCTTTGTTCTAAATATAAGTTGTTGCCAATCCTCAAAATATAATTCGTTGGCTTCGTTTATAAATAACAGGTTTCTTTTCCTACCTCTAATTTTCTGTGCTTGGTCTAATGCTACAAACTCTATTAAATTACCAAACAGATTATATTCAGAGTTGGATTTATTATGGTATAATTCGGAATACATATTGTTATTTACCAATATCTCCATAAAATCCCTTAATACTGTAGCCCTTAAACTTGGAAACGACTTACGACAGATTGTGATTATTTTTTTCTTGTTATTGGCACAATAGTCAAATATAATCCACATAAGAATATTGTAGGTTTTTCCTGACCTTGTACCACCTTGCTCAACTACTATTTTTTTATCACTATTGGCTAAGTGTTTATAAACTATATTAGTCTGTATCTTTTGTTTTATCAATTATCTCTATTTGAAAGTTATTAGGCATTCCGTCTGCACCTGTAATTTCTGTCCTTTCAATGTAACCTCTGTGCTTTCCTTTTGTCTTTAGATAAAACATAGTTGAACTTGGTATTCCTTTACCTATTTGTTGGTGCAGTTGGCTTTCTGCAAAATCAAGTGCTACATTTTCAATGTCTTTTACTTTTTTAGCAAAGTCATTATCCTCACTTAACCATTTATAAAATGTGCTTCTTGGTACTTTTGCTTTTTTACAAGCCATTGTTACAACACCTAAACTTTGTTCAAGTGCTTTTAAAATACTTTCCTTTTTTATGTGTCTACTTTTGTCCATCAATATATTTTTTTAAATCATATTCAATTTCCCAATTCAGTATTTCCTTTGTGGCATTTACCATTGTTATTGCGTGTTCTCTCTCTCCTTTTCTTTTTGGTACAAAAACAATATCATCTGTAAACATTTTTGCAACCTCTAATATACTATAACTTTTATCACTACTCAAATACCATTCTTTATTACTGTTCTGCCTTAGTATCTTATATAACGCAATAATTATGTCGTTTATGTGTGTGAATTGTCTGGTTTGTTTTCCATCGCCAACAACTGTTAGTGATTTTCCTTCTTTGTATTGCTTTTCAAACTTTGCAATAACTGTAGCATAATCACCTGTTGCAATATGGTTTTTACCATAAACATTATAAAAATAACAAATCTCATATTGTAAATTAAACCACTTATTGTAGTTCTTTATTAATTCAACCATTTTTGCTTTTACCCAAGAATATGGAGACAAATCTTCGTTACCACCAAACTTGCTACTTGAAGCAGAATAAATCAATTTACATTTCCAAGCCTTACACAATTCTATTATCCTTGTTGTGCCTTGTAAATTAGTTCGTAAAACATAAGCAATATCTTTAAATGATGGTACAACTCTGGAATATTCTCCAAAGTGAAATACCAAATCTTGTCTTTCAATATCCAAATCCCAAGTATCGCACTTTATATATTTAACTCCTTTAATGTGATTTTTTTCTTTGCCTGTGAAATAATTATCTACTGATGTTATTTGTGCCGAAGTGTTTTTTTTTAAATATGCAATAAGGTTACTACCTATAAAACCTGCTCCACCTGTAACTAATATTTTCATTTGTATTTATTATAAAATTTTTTTAATTCTTTATTTTTTATTTTAGTCAGCTTTTTAAGTTTTATATCTTGTTTTTTGTTTTTAATTTTTTCCCAATCAATATCTTTTCTGCGTTTTAATGGATGTTTAAATTGCATCCAATTAATTATGTGATGTGGTCTGTCGTATCTTATTTTGGTTTGCACATATTGAGGCCATACCTCTTCCAAACTTCTTGTCTTTAAAAACTTTTTTTCGTATGCGTTTCCTTTATATAATTCTGTTTGGTTTCCACCTTTCATCTTTGCAGTTGTACTTGTTTTATCTACTGTAAATGCATTAAATAAAACTGTACATAATTTATTGTGTAACACTTGCAAACAAATATCTACATCTTCATTATACTTTAATCTCCATTTATAAGGCATATTGTTTTTGATTAACATAGCTGAATAAGCGTGTACATTTAAACGAAATGGAATATTATCAGATGTTCCCGGTACGACAAAACTCGTATAATTAAATCCTGTTATTGCAATATTTTCGTATCTGTCTGTGAATTCCTCTAGTATCTCTATTGCCTTTTTAGCGTTACATTCTATTTTTTTACCCTGTGTTATACGACGAAATTTACTTATGTTATCGTCAAATACCCAATGTCGTTTGTGTTTTTCTTTCTGACTATGTTCCCAACAAAAGTTTCTTGCAGGGTATGAACCAACACCTAAATTTGCAAATGGTAATTGTAACACATATTTTTCGCCTACTGATTTACAATATTCTTTATACTCTTGTGGTTCTACAACTATTTTAAAATCAACACCATCTCTGATAAAACAATTAGCAGTTATTGGATTTTCATACCTACCTTTAGATACTATGTAAACAGGATATTTCATTCTGCTTTTCCACCCCACCTATGATTTCCAAAATGTGCAGCATACATACCATCTGGAAAATTACTTTTATCTGAAAACATTTTTAATCTTACATCTCGTTTTGGTTGTCCAAACCCATTATATGGATAAAAATATTCTATAGGCATATGATTAATCTCTTTTTTACCAAACCAAACACTTGACACAAAAGCTGGTCCTGTCCTTACAGAACAAGAACGGTCTTTGTGATTTTCGTACCAACTTGGCAAAGCATCCAATAATTCTTTAAATGATTTATCGCCTTTACAACCACCAATAACTCCATTCGCAAAAGAACTCTTTGACCTTAAACCAATAAATGTTCTACTATCTTCTAACAATGGGTCAAATGATTTTAACGGCATCATATCGGTATCAATATAAATACCACCTAAATTATATAATGCTACTATTCTAATTATATCTGACTGACCTGCGTATGTGATTCCTGAATTATAAATTTTTTCTAATTTTTCTGGTAATTCTATTTTCGTATAACTTGATATTGTTATAAAATCATAATCAGGGTGTATGTCTTTAAATTCTTGCCACCATTTTTCAAATAATTCTGGTATAGGTTTTGGACCCAACCATACTCTAATAAATCGTTTTGGTATCTTACTCATATTTTAAACTCTTTAAATCTTGTTTTTCCTTAAATGGATAACTTGTACTCCAAGCTTTTTTACCTTGTATGGAAAATTTCATATTATGTTTTTTAGCATATTCCTCTCTTAATTCTTCTGTTGCAAATGTTATAACAATTTTAATATCTTTTTCACTTGCTTCAAACTCTGGCATTCCTACCCATTCAGAAAATTCATCTCCCTTATTTATCATCTCTATATTATCATCAGAATTTTGCCAAACATCTAATCCCCAATCATCCAAATCTGTAGTTTTCCATTCGTTGCCTAATATATCCCAATCCCAATCTCCAAAATTCACATTATCTTTTACAATAAATTCCTCTTTTTGTTTTTCTGTTAAATCTTCGATTTTATCTACATATACTTCTTTGAGACCTGCGTCAATACAAGCTTTGTATCTCATATTGCCACCTAAAATAATATCGTTTTCATCTATTATTATTGGTCTAATTTTTAGCATTTGTGGAAACTCTTTAATACTCTTTACAAGTTTATCAAATTTATAATCCCTAATCACTCTTGGATTTTTAGGGTTGGTTTTTATTTTATTTATTTTAATTTTTTGTACCATAATTAATCTTTTGTTATTGCTCTACCTAATAGCTGTTCCCAATCTTTATCTGGTCTTTGTTTTAAATTAGCAGTCCAACTTGTCTCCAACATAGATACATCTACACCTTTTTGCTTGGCTAAATATATTAATGCTTGTATGTCTTTTGGAAAACAACTTCCACCGTAACCAAATTTTCCATCTGGACCCGGTACTGACCAATGCGATTGACCTATGCGTTCATCATAAGTAGCATATTCAATTACTTTGTCATAATCAATATTAATTGCTTCACATAATTTTTGTATTTGGTTTGCATAAGATACTTTAACAGATAAAAAAGTATTCGTAATGTACTTTACCATTTCTGCGTGTGTTGAATCTGTTTTTATTATATGTGCCCTTGGAAATATTTTAGCAAATAGTGGTTTTAGTTTAGTTGTTGTTGGTCTTTTTCCACCTAATATAATACGACTTTGATTTTCATAATCAGTAATTGCATTTGCTTCAGTTAAAAACTCTGGATTAAAAACTATATTTAAATCTTTATATGTTTCATTCCATTTTTTAGTTGTACCTGGTACGACAGTTGATTTAATTATTATAATATATTTACCAACTTTATTAAGTTTATGTAAAACATTCTCAACTATTTTTAAATTGCAACTACCATCTGTATTCATTGGAGTTGGTAAACAAACAAATATTATTTTGCTATTTTGTTGTAATTCATCGAAAGTGGAATTTGATTTACCTTTTTGTAAATCGTATGTAAATACTTTTTCGTATCTCTTGAATTTTTGATAAACAGC